AAAAAAAAAACCTTTCGTATCTTTTATTATTAACTATAATAAACGATTTCATCAGGATTTACAAAGTGAAACCCAGTTTTTAAGTTAGCTCTTGTTCTTAACAAAGGTTCAGCCACTGTATCCTCTAAATTTACCGCTCTCAATTCTTTACCATCACCTGGTCCATCGAAAGCATAAATAAGATTATCCTTTAAAGTTAGAACCATTTTTTTAGGTGACATACCTTCTTGTACTACTATTTTAATACCTAGGAAACTTAAATCAAGGTCTTTAGTTACATATGCTAATGTATTTCCAGATGCTACTGAAAATCTATAAGCTGTAGCTATATCACTTGAAACGTAAAATCTCAAATCGCTAATTTTATTTTGAACCTTAGAAGGTAAAGCTTGATAAACTTTCAACATCTCTCCTAATACATTTGAGGTTGTTATAGAAGATGTAGCTGAAACTTTAATAACATCCGTATTAGATTGTAACTTAACTTGATAACCATCACATTCTTTTAAATATGATGAAGTCAATCCTGTGTTACCTTTCCATCTTAAATTGGCTATCTCTGAATTTATTTCTTTAGCCATTTCATCCCAATAATATGACATAAAAGACGATACTTCAAATGAACCGTTCGAACCTTTAGATAATTGTTCCGATAGAAAAGATTGTTCTAAATCAAATCTACAAATCTGAACCATAGCAGAAATAGGACAAACATCAATCTCAACCGCATCAAGTGAAACATCTGTAGATATAAAGTTGCATGTGGAAGATTTTAATAAATCTTCAAACAAAACATTAGCAATTTTGGTTGAAGTTTTAACACCTGGTATTAATCTGAAATTATCGATAACATCTTCAGATATATAAGCTTTAGAATAGAAATCGATAGGATTAGGACACAATAAGGCATTAGCATTAACATTTAAATCAAATTTTAATTCTCTCATTTTATTTTTTTTTTTTTTATTTTCCTTTTAGAAATTTTTGAAGATTATTGAATTTATCGGTTATACTCATTTTATAATCTTCTGTTACATTTTCTTTTTCTTGTTTATTTTCAATAATATTTTCTATTTTATAAGATAAATCAGCTATCAATTTATATATCTCATCAAACTTGGGTTGTAAAATAGCAATAATTTCACTTTCGTTCAGTATATTATTTTCATTGCTATCTACCTTTTCTTCTTCAAAATCTTCTTCTTTTTCTGTATTATTTTTATTATCAAAAAAATTAGATTTTTCTTCTTTTGTAATTTTTTCAATTTTTAAAACTTCACCGTTTTCAATAAAATAAATTTTGTCGTCTATTTGATGATGTCCATCAGGTAGTTTCAATTGTTCCATAAATTTTTTTTTATTTTTTTGCATGATAAATTTTAAATCCTCCAAACCAAAAAAACCTTCTATTGAATATGAAAATTGCTCATTTTCTACTAGTTTATTATAATAATCTCTATCTGTTATTTGTGTCATAATCATCAATGTACCACTAGGAACATCTATAGCATATTCTGAGTAAGATTTATCTAACTCTGGTTTATCACCAACTATCCATGTTTCTAGAATATACGCCGGTACTATTTCATCCGTATGTTCTAAATTAAAAATATTTCTATTGGATAAGTTTTTCATAAACTTATCTCTAATTTTTTCTATAACTTCTTTAGTAAATCTAACTTCATATTCATAATCTTCTTCCGGTGAATATCTATATATATCCATTGGTATCATCGCGGGTGCGACAATTCTCATCTTAACATCATCTTTACTGAATTTTAATTCGTTATAATTACGATTAAATGCTATACCTTTAACTAATATAGCGGGTTTTTTGACAAATGATATTAATTTTATACCTAAATCTTCACCTAATTCGTCATCTATAGAAATTAAATATTTATCCATACATAATATAATGTATTTTATTACTTTATATAGTACTTTTTTTTTAAATATTCATTTCTTTTCTCATAATTAACTCATTAAATATAAGTAATAAAGGCAAATCCGTTATTTTATCATATTTAGTTATATCTCCATTTGATAATTTATTAATAAGAGACATCCAACTCCATTTAGATTTTTTTTTATCTTCTTCTATTTCTTTTTTTATATCTTCTATTTCCTCTGGAGTTAATCCTTCTGTATCTTCTAATTCAAAACTTTCATTATTAAATAATATATAATATTTATTTATTAAATTGTTTTTAAAATCTAAATAATGTTTTAGAACTCCCCAAATATTACCAATAGGAGCTTCTGAAAAAATATTAGCTCTATCGTATATATCATATATATAAGGTTCTTCTATTTTATTACCCCATTCATCAATTTTATATTGTTTATATAAAATTGAACATATTATATGTAAATTTTTAATATATCCATCTTCAGCTAAAGCTTCTATATCAATAAATTCACCTAATTTTATTTTATTTATATCTTTTATTTCAAATTTATAATATCTAGAAACAAAATTATTAGGTGGTTCGGTTTCAATCCAAGATACATTTCTTAATATATCTATTAAATCATCGAAATTCATAGCAATAAATTCATCATCATCTATATCTATACCTGTTAATATAGATATTTTATCTAATAAAATATCTATATCACTTTCATATTCACTGTTATTTATAGATAATAATTCTTGATATTGATATAAAGTGACTTCATTCCAATTCTTAGGTAGCTTGTTTCTCATTTAAATAAATTAATTTACTTACAATCTTTTCTTCTATTAATAATAAATAAGGTATAACTATATCAGCACTAACATTTTTAAATAATTTAGCTTTATATTCTAAGTGACTTTCATCATAATGTTCTTTATTACTCAAATCATCTCTCTTATAAATTATAGCCATAATTCTAGATAACATATCATTAACATCAGATTTCAATACTTTCTCAATATAAGACATATCTCTTACGGTTAATTTATATTTTTCATTTTCTTTGTAAGCTGAATATATATATCCATCTATCTCTATACATCTTTTATATTCCTTTTCTATATTATTATCTAATATGTTTTTAACTATATTAAAAAAATCCTCATCTGTCATATTTTCTAATATGTAATCAGGAACTCCAAGAAATTCCATAACTTTGATGTATTTATCTATAAAATCATATTCTTCATTATTTATTATTTTAATTATTTTTTCATATTCATTTACAGTCCACTCTCTCAAGGAGTTTTTCATTTCATAATCACCAATTTTTATCATAATATATAATTATATTTTTATATATATATATATTAAAAAAATATATATAAAATTTAATTATTTATAAATAAATTAATTTTTGGTTCAATTATATTATAATTATTATTATCTATTATATTAATTATTTCTTTTAAAGAATTTTCAAGTAAAATGTAAGCTATCTCTTCGTTAAAAATATCGCTATTTATAAATTTATCAACTAATTTATACTTAGCATCTAAATATTTAAGATAATTCTTACCAATAATGTTAACATTTATTTCATATTCCTTATATTCAATAAAAACTTTAACACTATTTAATAAATTACCAGTATTTATTAAATCTTCTTTTATTATTAATTCCTTAAAAAAATTAGTCAATTTGATATTTAACATATAATATACTATATTATTCAGGTATATCCGATGAGCAGTAAGTATCTATTTCAAACTCTATTCTCATCACGTTACCCACCGCATAATCCATTAAACTATTATTTAATGGATATATAGTAGGAAATCCTATAACGTTAATTTCGTAATCATCATTATTAAATAAATAAATAAATATATCTGTTAAAATTAAATAAGTATCAGATAAACAAGTATTTATATTAGCTCTATCTTCCCTTATCAAATCCCAACAATAAATATCTATAGTAAATACATTAGAAAATTCACCTAATTTTTTACTGATAGGTACAACAAAAACGAAAGGGAACTTATTACTTTCCGAAGATATATTTGACATCTGTTCATAAAAATCAGAACCAAATCTCTTTATCATTGGATGTTGTTTACAAAATTGCTCTAATTTATTTAATAAACCTATATAAGAGTTCATTTTATTAATTATTTTTTATAAAGAAGCTCTTTCTTCTTGAACAGCTACTTTATTCTGTATTGTATTGATTTCACTAACGGATACCTGACTTTTAACATTAACATTTATATAATTATTATTATTTTGCATATTATTACCTACAGTATTACTATTATTATTACTACCAAATAAATTAAAAGATGGTGTTATAGACGATGAATTAGATGAATTATAAGAAGAAATACCCGAAGAAGAGCCAGTAGAAGAATTAGAAGAACCGTATTTAGTTGATTTTATTTTAGAAATGTTTATAGCTGTTAAACTAGCGACAGCGGAAGATAAAGCAGAACCAACAATAGGACCTGCTATAGGTCCTAAACTCATAGCACCAGCAAAAGCTTGTACTATACCTTGTAAACCGGCTATAGTTGCTTGCGATATTTGAAGTTTTTTATTATCTTCAAAAGATTTTCTACCAATAATATCTTTTTCTTTATTAGCCTTTTCGTTAAGATTTCTTATACTCTCATCATATTCCTCCTGACTTATTAATCTATTATCTAGTTGTTTTTTTAATATATCAGTCTGTAAATTAGTTTCTAATTCTATATTTTCAGTTTGTTTTTTTAATTTATCATTGTTAAATTGAATAGCTAAAGATAAAAAAGATTGTATGCTCTCGCCTATAGATTGGGTATAGCTCTTGAACATTTCTATTCTACCTTTTGTGCTATCCTCAAATTCTTTTTGTGATATTTCTATTAAATTGTTTATACCAATAAATGCTCTACCTATACCTAAGGACAATTCAGAACCTAATACTGTACCTAAAGAACTAAAAGCTTCTGATAAAGATTTCAATCCTTCTTTCAAATCTTTAGTATCTTGTTCTAATTTATCTCTTATTTCTTTCTTTTCTTTTTCTATAGCTTCCTTTCTTATCTTTTCTTCTTTTTCATCTTTTTCTTTTTTTAAAGATATAATTTTTGAATTGTATTCCTCTTCTGATATAATCTTTTCGTTAAAAAAATTATTTAAAAGTTCTAAATCTTCTTTATATTTATCTTCTAATTCTAATATCGATTTTTCAAATTCATTTAATCCTATTTTATTAAATTTGCTGTGATATTCTTTTTGTAAATTTAATAATTTATCATTATGTTCTTTTTCCTTTTCTTCTTTATTTTTTCTATACGTTTCTATAATATTATTTTCTGCTTTAATAGCTTCTTGTTCTAATAATTCTATTATTTTATTTTTTTCTTCTTTTAATATTTTCTCATTATCAATTGTATCTTTAATAAGTCTATTATATTTTTCTTTATTGATAGCTAAGTCTTTTTCTATACCATCTAACATTAGTGATAGTTCTAAATCTTTAATTTCTCTTGATATTTTTAATCTATCTTTTTCATATTCTCTTTTTTCCTTTAAAGCTTTTTCATAATCAGATTTTCTTTTTTCGGCTATTTCTTTTGAAATTTTCTCTTGATTTTCCTTATCTTTTTTTCTATTATCTTCTTTTTCTTTCTTAATTTTTTCTTCGAAATATATTAAATCTGCGGTTGCTTGTTGAGCCGCTAATCTGCTAATTCTAGCTTTTTCTTTTAAATTTTCTATTTCTTCTCTTGTTAATTTATTCTGTGCTAATGCAGCTTGATAAGCTAGCAAATCAGCTTTATATCTCTCTTTTGCTGTATTTCTAATCTGCTCAACTTTCTTTCTTTCCAATTCTTCTGTATCCTTACCTAATAATTTATACATTCTAATTTCATTATCTATTCTTTGTATTACTTCTTCGTTTATTTTTTCTTGTAATTTTAAGTTTTTCTGAGCCTGTTCAGCATTTCTAACCATAGCTTCTGTAGCTTCTCTCTCAGCTTTAGATGTTATACCGAAAAAATCAGCTATAGATAAAAATGTCTTTTCTAATAATCCTATAAGCCAATCGAAAACTTTACCAACTTGCTCCGTTATGATTTTCATTAAACCTAACTTATCAATAACTTTACCTACAATAATAACTAATGATGATATGGCTGCAGCTAATAAAAATAAAGGATTTGTTATCAATGATTTACCTATCTGTAGAAATGTAGAACCTAACGAATTTAAAGAACCAATAGCATCTTTAAATGTTATTGATTTACTGACTTTTAGTAAATCAGAGGCTCCGACCTGTGCTTGTGAAAAATTGAATGATTTAATTTTGCTACCAATATCGCCCATGATATTTGATAATTGTTCAAATTTAGAACCACTAGCTAAATTAGCAATTCTTTTATTGGTATCTCCAATTAAATCTTTCAATTCAGATGCTCTGTTAGTAGCTTCAGACAATCTTTCACTAACCGCAGCTATTTGTTCTTCAGTGGCATTAGAACCTGGTTTTTCTAATTCAGATAATTGATAACTTAATTCAACAGCCTCTTTTGTAGCTTTTCTTAATTCATTTTTTATATTTATTATTCTTTCTTCTGCTTTATTATTCATATTATCTTATAATATATTTATATAATATAATGTATTTTACTAATTTATATATTATTTACATCTTAAAATTATCAATAGTTATTATTATCTGTTTAAATGTCCAAGACGCGGAATTACCAGGATTAACTGATAAACCAATATAATATTCACCTGTATTATCATATGTATTAGATGTGTTTTCTATTAATTGAACTTGAGCAACATTAGCGAAACCTGTTGTTGTATTTCTATGATTAAATCTAAAGCTCGCATGTGATACCCCATTTAAACCTCTTACTCTAACAACTAACCTTATTTCAAATTCACCTACATCAGAATGAGCTGTTTGGTTATAACATACGAATTGATGTATTATAGCATCAGACAATGATTGATTATTACCTACTCTAACATTGAAAATTGGTGATGCAGTACCAGCTGCTGTTTTCGTAACTAAACCTTTAAATGTTATTATAGTTTCAGGAGTTGTTAAACAATCTGTATATATACCTAATATATAGGTATCTGAATTATTTGCTACGATATCTGTTGTGTTAGTTTTTATTATGGATGGGTATTTCCAATAAGTCTCCCCATTACCGTCCGTCATCAAAAACTGACCGTTCCTGCCGTAATTATTAGGTAGTGCATAATATGAACTACTACCATGAATATAAACTCTTTCATTTTCTAGAATTAAACTGGCTAATTCTCCATTACTAAAATTATATTGCGATAATTCTATAACTTTACCTTCATTGTATATTTTACTATAAAATGAATTTTTGTAGTTATTAATTTTTATACTATCACTATAAACTTCAATAAATGAATTATCAGTATTACCTATAGTGAGATTATCCATTTGTATAAAACCACTTCCAACATCACTTAATATTAGACAAGAACCGTTAATAATGATATCATTATTACCAGTTTGATTACCTTGTTGTAAAATTCCTTCTAAATTTCTATTGTTATAACTCATAATTATTTTAATAGTATTTTTTATATTATCCACCATTTCGAACCATCACTTATAACACTTATACTTTCATAGTTTAATTTGATAATATATGATGAAGAGTTATCTATAAGTTGAGATAATGTACCGCTTATTGTTATGTTATTATTTTTAGCATTACCACCGCTATCCTTTATTTTGTATATAGAACCGGTGATACCTACGGCACTAGGAAGATAAAGAGTAACTATGTTTGTGTTTGTATAAACAAGAGATACTTCTGTTGTTATATTAGAATTAGAGGAATATGTTCCTATTGTTTTCAAATCATATATAACTTTAGATATACTAACACCATTTATACTACCTTCTATATTGATATTTTTAGTGTAAAATGTATTACTTTGTGTAGCGTTTATATTAGTTCCTAATATATAAACATTTTCTAAACTATCGTTAACAGTATTTCCTGAGCCTATTACAAATGACGATGATTTTATATTATTATTGTTACCTATTATATCTATTTCACCGTTGGCATCAATTATATTATTATTACCTCTTACTGTACCGTAATTTATATTTGAAATTATATTATATATACCTTTAACAATAGTATTTGAATTATTGTTATTTAGATATTCATCTCTTATAGGTTTTACATCTTTAATGGGTGTATTTATTAAATTAGGTCTTAATATATTTCTTCTTTTTATTTCCGGTAATTTTAATTCATCATCTATTGATATCAATTCAACCTTTGTTAATTCATCACTATTAGCATTATAATCTATTATTTTATTTATATTCCAATATGAATTATCTATTCTTATTTTATTATTTAATTTTAATTTCTGTATGTCAATATTATTTAATTTAAAATAGGCTGTTAACATTTTACCTTTATCAATTTGATTAAAGGTTCTTCTCCAATGTAAATTGTATAAATTATTATTTGTTGTTTTTTCAGGATTATAAAAATAATAATCGCATATACCAAAATTTAAATCAAATGTAGGATAGTTTGGACTGTTAAAATGTGATATAAAAGGATAGATTTTTAAATTATGAATAGTGTTTATATTTTCTCTTATTTGATAATTATTACAATTATATAAACCATTATCTAATAAAATTCTTATATTTGTCTTAGGTGCGGAACCATTTAATATAGGTATATTAGCACCAAATGATGTATTTATATTAGGTGTAGGACTAAAAATTAACTCTTTTTTATCTATACCTTTAATATATTCATTCTCAAAAATATACTCTATTTGTCCATAAATCTCCTTAACATTATCAAAATAACCTTTGTTAGGTGTATCATCATCTTGCTTATATGTTAATATGATTTTTTTATTTGTTAATTCAGGTAAAAACTTTATTTCCTGCTCTATATCTTTAGATAACTTATAACTCCAATCAACAATATCACCATCATCATAATATTTATCTCTAGTTTTTATTATTAAGTTAGTTACATTATTCTTATCAACATCTATAAAAAGATTATACATCATTGATATGGATTTTATAAATTCACTCTGTTTTATTTTTTTTGGTACAAATAAATTCATATTTAAAATAGAATTTATAGGAATAGTCTCTAAATCTTGTTTTATTGTTACTTCTAAACTTTTTATTATGGCTTTATTTGTTATATGTTTATTAGATGCGCTAAAGAAACTACCTCCCGTAGACCATTTTTGATGAGCTAAATTATTCTTAGCACTATTCTCCCAAGTATTAAACCATGTTTTTAAAACATCATTAATTGATAAACCACTAACTGGAACTGTTATAACATCTGAAACACTTGAGGCTAACGTTATTGTTTGCCCAGGTGATATAACTTGATTTATAGGTACTTGTATTTTCGAGCCTATGGCGCTATTTGATGTATTTAATGTTTTACCTGCAAAAAATCTAACACTATATTCGATAGGAAGTTTATCATGTCCAATTGCGCTTACAGTGAAAGAATTATGATTATGTATTTGCATATCATAAGTTATCTTAAACTCATATAAAATCTTATCATTAGTTGATAAATTAAAAGGAACTGTATATTCACCTAAAACGGGATTATAATACGAAAAATCGTCTTGTATTTCATTTTCAAATATGATAATAGTTGGTTGAGGGTATATAATATTAGAAACAACCGTGTATGTTAAAGGTAAATTATTTTTATTCGCTATTACCCATTTTGTTTCATCTTCGATTATCTTAGGTATATCACCATTATAAGGTATAAATAACTTATCAAATTGTATTTCAAAGTCATCCTTTTCTTCGAAAGTATATGTATATCCAGCACTATTGAAAATTTTATCCCAATAATTCCTAACATACATACCTGGAGTAAAATCTTTTATATCATATTGATTTACATCTTGACCTATATAAGGTAATATATATTTATAACCTTCTAAATAAGTGTTATTGAAAGATTGTGTTATAGATGAGATATTATATAAGTGATTAAATTCACTAAAATCTAAATCTGTCAACATTAAATTATTTATCTTTGAAAAAAAATCAGCTGAGCTATCTCTTAACTCTGCCTCATATTCAATATCATATTCATTCGTATTTGATTTTTGAACTTTTCTAACTCTAGAAAGTTGTAAATACATATTATCTAATATGACTATACCGTCTTGTTCAACTAAACATTCTTGTAATTTGTTTATATTAAATGTTTCTTGTTCTATATTAACATCATATAGATAACCTAATATTTTATTAGCTTCTTTATCGCCAATTATTGTTATTGTTCTAGAAAAGGAACCATTCTTTTTAGATATATCACGAATATCACCTAAACTAAAATTTATAGGGAAAGATGTATCTTCTTTAATATCTAAATATCCTCCGTAAGGTTTTGTTAATAGTATTCTCGCTTTACTCATAATTTATATGTTACTTATTTCATTATTAGCGTATCTAACTTTTATAGATTTTCTTATTAATACTCCATTTTTTTGTTTTTTAACTTCCCCACCATTATCAATAACTATAACTGGATAATATAAACCATCAACATCCTTTAAAAAAGTAACAGGACTTTCAATTAATTGCCTAAAATAAAAACTAGAAGCATCATTCATCCAATTAGTATTTAATTCTAACTCCGTTTTACTATTTATAGAATAAATATTATAACCTGCGTCTTGTGTATTATAACTCCAACCGTCACTACTTAAAACACCTAAAAATTTATTGTATTCCTTTCTATCAACTGTGAAAGTCTCTTTGCTTCTAAGTTGAAATGCGTAAGATAAAAAAGAACCCATTTTATCCATAAATAAAATCTCGTAATTTTCTATCTTACATCTTCTATCTATAATAATTCTTTTCTTTTCACTGACTTGTATACCGTTGCTTTGATTTACCATATAAATATCATACCATTCAGTAGTATCTTTTACTATAGGACCACTACCATTTATAATAGTAGAGTATGTAGCATTTCCTGGACCAACCGCTAATTGTCCTCCTCTACTATTATATGATTGCGACCATATATTATTATATTGTAAAATATCACCATTGCTATTTACATATCTAACGGATATTGAATTATTACTTTCGGTTCCTCTAAACATATTCAACCACATATCTTGTTCAGGTGTCATATGGAATTCATTAGGTAAATCAGTTAAAAACTTATTAGTAGATGAGGTAGCATTAGAATTAATTATATATTCGTTACAATTCCAATTTATAAAATCTTTATGTGATTTTCTACCATTAAATGAATAAAATCCTGAATAAGTAGGACCTATATTAATTGTTTTTTTTCTATTAGAGTAATAGATTTTTCCTGGTTCAGGTGGGGTAGAAACACCAAATGGTTTATTTGTTATAACATACCAATAAGGAGAAGAAAAAGTGACTGATATTACCTGCGTCTGACCTTCATATGAAGTGTTAGTATATGGATATTGTTGTGATACTTCTATTATATCACCAACAATAAATTGAGGTTGCGATGTAGATATAAAACCAACATTTCCATTATTAAAAACATTATCTATGAAATCCCAGTAATATAAATATGTCTCACTTATATTTAATTTATATTCGAAAATACTATTATTTAAAGATGATGTTAAACCTGTTGTGTTTATATCATAATTGATATTATCACTTATTATCGATGATATATCAGCATAACCATATCCGAATTTAGGCTCTTTAGCAACTGTTAATTTAGCTATAAAATTATTATTTTTATCATATATAGTAAAAATATATCTAAAACCATTTTGATTACTATTATTAGAATTAAAAACCCAAACAATTTGATTTCTACAAGGAGTTAAAACTTGAGGTTTTTGTACTAAAAATAAAGACATTAATTAATTTTTTTTTTTTATATATATTATATAATGTATTTATTAATTTATTAATATCATATTTGTGGCCCTAACTATATATTTAATTTATTAATTTATTAATATCATATTTGTGGCCCTAACTATATATTTAATTTATTAATTTATTAATATCATATTTGTGGCCCTAACTATATTTAAATAGTAAATTTATAAATACCGAAATCATCATTTTTTATATGTTTTAAGTTATAAGATATATAATATCTAGCAGCATCTATTCCATGATTATACATATCTCTAGGTTTACCTGGTTTTGTTTTTGACCATATATAATTATTAAACTCTTTAATTAAATTAGTAGAATTCGATGTTATAATTATTTTATAATCTAAAATTAATTTTATACCTTCTTCTATAGAACCGGAACTTCTATCTGAACGTATTACAGTTAAACCTTCTCTTTTTAATTCCTCAATTAACCTATTAGAAGAACTATCAGCTATTATTTCTTTTTCCTTAACATATTGTTTAACTAAGGATATTAATTCATATGTAGATAAATTATTTGAATAAATACATTCTTCTAAATATATTATTTTTTTCTTTTTGTCTATAGCAACTTTAACAAGAACATCCGGATCGGGTGAAAAACCAAAATCTTGACCGAAACCATAATCTAAACTATCATCAAACTCTCCTATTTCCCAATTTTTAAATATTACTCCTTCAGCTACATCTAAAAATTCACCTAATATTATATGTCTATATTTTTCAGGATTATTTTTTTTAATTTTATTAATTTGTTTTAATATGCTATCAGATAAATTTTTAATGTTATCTAAATATGTAGTGTGTATATAATTACTATCATCATTTGTATAACATCTACATGGCTGTACTCCGACACTTTCAAAAAATCTTTTATATATCCAATGAATTTTAGATGTAGGATTAAAAATAATTATTACTTTGTTTATTTTATCTTTTCTTCTAGCTGTTAAATCTATTTTATCGAAAGTTTCTTCATCTGGTATTTCTTCTGCTTCATCTATAACAACAATATTCAAATTAGCTATCGATTTTAAATTGGCTGTTTGTATAGATGAACCGGTTTTTATACCTTTAAATATAATTCTAGAGCCTGTTTCTTTGTTTATGATTTCATTTTTTGTTATTTCGTACATTCTAGATAAATTTAACATTTCTATTTTATCTAGAAATTCTGGATAAACAGAAATTTTAACAGAATTCATAGTCCATCTAGAAAATAATATAACATTACCTCTTTCTAATGTAAGAGCTAATAAATAAGATGCGACTGCAAATGATTTACCACTACCTCTACCACCAGAAATTATATTATATCTTTGTTTTCCTAATATTAGAGGTTTATATTTAGTGTTTAGTTTTATCATATGGTAAAAAAAATATATCTTACTCTACTCATTTAAATCCTCATCAAAACCAAACAATTTAGTAACATCGATAGAGCCAATTAGATTAATTTCTGTTTTTTCCATATATAATTGATTTATTTTATTTAATTCTTTTTGTATATCTAATGCTAATTTATAGTTACCATCACTTATTGCTTTTTGTTTTTGATTTTCCATAAACATTATAGCATCAGCAATATTATCTTCGTTTACTTTCCTATAAACTTCACCTAGTAATATTCTAGCTTCCTTTATTAACTTGTAAGCTCTTGATGTTTTTATACCGTATTTATCATTTAAATGTTTAACTAAAGAAGTAGTGGAGTAACCCATTTTAGTTCTTAATTCTATTATTTCTTCTATGACTAATGATGGTTCAGCTTTCATATTTTTTTTTTATTTTTTTATTTATAAAAATAAAAAAAAACTACACTTTTTATTTTTTTAATACGTAAACAATATAATTATTATTAAAATAATAATTATTTATGATTTTTTATTATTTTCGTCGTTTTTATATTTTATTATTTTATTTTCTGAATTTTTTGGAAATCCAATAAACCCGTTTTTACAATACCATTCACTACATTCATTCTCATTTACATCATTAGTATCTAAGCATGTTATTTTATCGTCATTTATTTTATTTTCCGAATTTTCAAAAAATTCAGAAAACCCGTTTTTAAAATACCATTCATATTCATCTTTATTTATATTATTAGTATCTAAACATATCATTTTACCGTTAATAAGTTTATTAACGACATAACCTTTATAACATTCTTTTAGTTTCATATTATTTATATATTTTTTTTTATAATGTATTCTCTAAATCTATTATATATTCTTCTGCACTCTTTATTAGTCATTTGTGCAGAAATATTACTTATACCTAAATAATTTCTTATTTTTTCTTTTGTATTTATATCTTTATAATAATAAATTTCAAATAACCTCTTTTCAATTCTGTTTAAAGTTTTTAAATATTCTTCTATTAGATTATTTATTATAGTCTCATCTAAAATAAAATCATCATAATATAAATTAATACTGTCAATACATTCTGATTTATTTATATCATTTAATTTTTTATTGTTATTAATAAAACTTCTACTCCATTTTATTGTATTTTTAATAAAACTTTTTATATCTCCTTCTAATTCATCTTCTGTTATATCTATTTTATAATTTTTATTATACGCGTAAATATAGCTTTCGCTTATGATAGCATGTGCATCATACCTTCTTTTATAAAAATTTATAGCCTTTTGTGTGTAAATAAATATATCTTTATATCTTTCTTTATAAACTTTATCTATTAAAGTCATTTATATTCATTTTTTTTATTATTCCAATAAGATATGAAATTTTCTTTATACCTTTTTCTATTATAAAAGCTACAAAGACAGCTGTCATTTTGGTCGAATATATTATAAGTAATATTAGGGTCATATTTTTCTAATATACTTTTCAACCATTTTATGTTAAATTTACTATAATCTGATTTGTTATTTATAATCTCTTCTATTTTTTCTATTTCGTTTTTTGTCATATATAAAATATTATTTTTTTAATAAATTTGCAATAAATGAAAGTAATATAGATGATAAAAAATCACCAGTTGATATTATACAAACCCAAAAAGATAAGCATTTATGACAACTTAATATATTATATAAATGATTATTTATAATCTTTAAATTATTATATTGATTAATTTTATCATTAATTGTTATGAATAATTTTTCTAAAAAAACCTGAAAAGGTTCAAAATTTGTAAAAAACCAAGTAAATAAAAATATTTTAAAATACATAAAAATCTCTATTTAATTCTTTTTCTAATTTTTTTAAATTCGAACAAGCTTCATATAACTCTTGATTTTCGCAGTATTTAATACTATTTTCTATGTTATTTAATAAATAAACATGTATTAAAATACTTTTTTGGAGATGTTATAATTTTTAAATATTTGTTTAT